AGAGCTGTGAGGGTACAGGCTGAGAACCAAAAAAGAACTGAACTTGTTACAGTTAGACAACAGAGGATAGAAGAACTACAAAGACAAAATAAACAGTCAGGAATTTTATCTTCAGAATCATCTTCAAGAAATATTATTTTAGCGAGAGAAAGAGCTGAGGTTTCACAGGCCGGTAAAACCGCCAGAGCAGAATCAGGTACTACTGGTGAGGTAAAAGCTGCACCGGAAAAAGGTGTGGTTGAGAAAGTTGTTAGTAAGGTTGCTAGAATTAAAACAGGAAAACCAAAACAAGTAGATGTTACTCAAGTAGTTAAGAAGGGTGTCTCTACATTCAGAGAAAAATTAGTTGTTCCATTAAGAGAGAAACTCCCATCACTTGGAGAAACTCCAATAGGTATTGTTGCACAGGATTTAAGGAAAGCAAAAGAAATCATAGAATCTAAACAACCAGGAGAAACTATCAGGTTTGGATTACCTGGACAGATTAGAGATGTTGAAGTTAGTAAGTTACAAAATTTATCTCCCTTAAGTTTTGGTGGAAAGATTGTCGCTGGTGAAGTTGGGTTGGCATCTAAAGATATTGCAAAGACATTTGAAAAAGAAGTTGTAATACCACTTAGTGAATCAAAAGTATTTAGGGCAGTTGAGAAAGAGTTTATAACTCCAATAAGTGAGTTTGGTGTTCAGCCAATCATTAGTGGTGTTGAGTCAGGTGTTGGTGCTTTTAGAGAAAAGGTTGTCGTACCATTAAGAGAAACATTACCATCACTAGGAGATACTCCAATAGGACAAATAGCAGAAGCTAAGAGAATAATTGATAGACAATTAAAAGAGTTTAGTTCATTAACAGAAGCAGTATTACAAGAAGGATTAAGTCAGGAAGATTTCTCATTAAAGTTGTCACAGTTTAAAGCAGGTGGAGGAACTGTTACAGAAGTTAAAGAAGGAGACACTACTACATTCCAGTTAGGCGGTGGACCAACTGTTAGGTTAGGATTACCAGGTCAGATTAGAGATGTTCCAATATCTAAATTTCAAGGTGAAGGTTTGATTGGATTTGGTAAAGAGATTTTCTTAGGAGAGGTTGAACAATCATTTACTGATATATTAAAATCAGATATACCTGGGATAGAAAAGAAAGCTGGGTTTGAAAAAAGGGCAGAGTTTGGTGGTAAGGCTGTTCGTGTTGGTACTGAACTATTAGGTTTTACTTTGCCTGGAGCATTCGTTGGTGAGGTTGCTGCTAAAGGATTAGAGGCACAAGTTGGTAAGGGTGCTTTTGGTGGACCAGAATCGTTCTTTGATTTTGCAGTTGAAAATCCATTAGAGGTTGGACTTGCTATAGGGGTTGGTTCTAGAGGTATAGTTAAGGCTATTAAGGCAGGTAGGGTAAAGAAGTTACAAGAATTTGTATCTATCCCAGAAAGAAAAGCATTAATATTAGAAACAAGGATTGCTAAAGAAACTTCTAAATTAAAAATAACTAAACCAAGATTAGAGATTTCCAAAGTGGATGATCTATCTAAATCCATAGTTAGTTCTAAAACAAAAGGTAGAATATTAGAAACACAATTTATACCTGAAGCTAGGCAAACCGGTAAGGTTATTGAGTTGAGAAAGATTGGTAAGAAACTACAAAAGTTTGAAGGGTTTGCGGAGGTCGCAGGTGATGGAGTTCTAAAAGAAACAATTAAGTTTGGCGATATAACTAAAATTACTGAAGTAACTAAAGGTGGTAAAGGAACTGTTAAATTATTTAAGAAGGGGAAATCTATTTTTGAGCAAAGTTTGAATAAAGGAGATTTGCCAGAATTAAAATTTTTAAAATCAAAAGTAGATAAATTAAAGATTGATAAACAGTTCGGACAACCAGGTGTAACATTTAATGAATTAATTGTTAAGAGTGGTGATAAGGTTAAGAAGAGTAGTAAACTTACAGACGACGTTGGAGATTTAATATTATCAGATAAGCCTGTATCTCTTAGATCAAAACTTGTTACTGGAGAATTTGAATCAACAACATTAGTTGGTAGAGATATATCTAAAGGAATAAAACAAACCATACAAAAAGAGAAATCTTTCTTGGATATTATTCAAGTTAGTGAAAGAAAGGGATTAATAAAGAGAGTTGGATCTAAGGGTAATATTCAAATAAGAAGAAGGATTGCACAAGAAATAGAATTTGGAGTTGATAAAACATTCGACCAAACACTTTTCGGACAAGTGGGTAAACAAAAACTATTAACAAAAGTAATAACGCCAAACATACAAAGAGATATAACTGCATTTTCAGGTCAGAGAACTACAACCCTATTTATTAATCCTGCATCTAAAGAATTAAAGGCATTACAAAAAGCTGGTTCTAAAGTTGTAAAAGCTAGGAAGTTAAAAGTAGATGTTATTGATAGGGCTTTAGCAAGGGAACAGTTTGATGACGTTGTTAAATCTTTGACAAGTTCACAGGAATCAAAGATAGCAGCTAGGAAGGGACAAATAACAGACTTCTTTAGTAAGACAAAACCAACAAAACAAATTCAAGAACAAATCCCTGTTCCATCTAAGTTTGCATTTGGAGAGGAATTGAATTTACCAAGAACTACATTTGTACAACCAACAGAAGAAATATTAAAAGTACCTTCTGTATCTGGTGGGGCTGCTCCATTTATTCCTGGATTAGAAATTAGCGGTACTCGTGATAGTTTAGGGTTGGGTGGGTTAGGTATAGCTTCTTTATTAAATGGAAAACAAGAAGTATCAGTTACAGATGTTCCTATACAAATAATTCAGCCTAAGTTATCACAATCATTTAATCTTGATATAAATTCTATACTTGGTGTAAAGGTTGCTCAATTAAAGAAGATAAGTTCTAGGGCTGATTCTCGTTTAGTGTCTAAACAATTTCAACAACCTGTAGAGAAAGTAATAAGTAGAGTTATTCAGAGACAAGATCAAAAATTAAATCAGAAACAATTACAGCGACAACTCCAAAGGCAACAATTTGCACAACCTAATATAATTGGATTTGGTGGATTTCCTCAACCACCACAACCAAGACCACCCAAAATAATAGGAAAGATAAACATAATATTCCCTCCAATTATTCCAAAAACACCAAGCACAAAAACACCAAGAGTTGGCTTCGGTGTTCAAATTCGTAGAGGTGGAGAGTTCTTTAATGTTGGAAGTTTTAGAACACAGCGACAAGCATTCGAATTTGGTAAAAGAGTAACCTCAAAAACTTTAGCTGCAACATTTAGATTAAGTTCACCTGGCAAAACTCCAAAAGCACCAAAAGGGTTTAGAGAGAAAGACACACCTTTAGGAAAATTATTTATTGAACGAAGAAGTAAGAGATTGAGTAAGAAAACAGAAACTATAGAAATCCAAGCAGCAAAAAGAAAAGCACCGAAGAAGAAAACTAAATCGACAAAGAAAAAGAAGTAACAATGGATCAAGATTTAATAGATAAATATCAACAAGAATTGGATGCAGCAAAGATAGAAGCTGGACAACAAGCCTTAGTTAGAGCACAGCAAGAAACATTTATGCAACCAGAAGAGAAATCAATAACTAGAGAGCAACTAGATTTAAGTGATGAAATATCAAGGATCGATTATTTATTAAAAGGATATTCATTAGAACCTGGGGTAGATGGGAAGTTAATATGGAAAGCTCCTACTAATGATGATATGGTTATTTTTACTGAGTATGGAATACATTTAATAAGAAATACTATCTGCTGGTATTTGAACAAAAATTTATTATTATCTAATTTTGACGATGCTACAATAAGAAAGAAGATGTGGGATTTTACTAATGATTTGATTGATACTATATTTATGGAATATGATAAAGTATTTATTTCTCCAACTGTTAAACAATGTATTGATGTACTTAAGGATAGAATTGAAAGGCAAACTGAAATATCCGCCTATGCTAAAGAAGTTGCTGGTATTGAATATAATAGAGATGAAATTATTAATGAAAAATTCGCAAAGATTGAAGATAGAGTAGAGGAAGAATTAGAAAAAATAAAACAACAAATAATAAAAAGTAAATTAAAAAGATATATGATAACTGTTAGGGTTATCCAAGATGCTATTCATGCAACTTATTTAAGGGCATGGAAGGGAGAGGAAAGGAGAACATTAAGACAACATACACACATATCCGAATCAAGGGGAAATCCAGTTATGGAAACACAACAAAAAACAGGAGGTATTTGGCCATGGGGAAAAAAGTAATATTATTATTATTTTTAATGTTTGCTTTTACTTTTGTAGGGGCTGTCGAATTAACACCTACACAAATAGGAGATGATTATGAAATTTATCAAGAATGTAATAATTGTACAGGTTGTAATTTTACAAGGGTTACCTATGGTGGAGAATTATTATTTTCAAACATAGAGGCTACTCAAGATGGGACTCATTATTCATTCTTAATTGAAGGTGGCAATTTAACAGAAAAAGATACCCTTACTTATTGTTATAGTTGTGGAAATAGTGTAGAAAAAGATACCGGATGTAATACCGTTCCAGTTACTTATAATGGTCATACTCTTACGCCCCAAACTGCGATTCTTTATTTGGGTTTAATTATTTTCTTAATATTTATTATGGGATTACTATTTATGTTTCTAAACGTTTTACCAACTGATGCTCGTGACGATCAAGGATTTGTATTAGAAGTTTCAAAATTAGCATATATCAGGCCAGTTGTGAAGGGGTCTGTCTGGATTCTATTAACATCAATAGTTTTTATAGCATCTAATATTGCAATAGCATATTTAGATACAGGTTTGTTAGGTAGTTTCTTATTTGGAATATTTACTATTATGATGTTATCTAATCTTATAATTATCCCTCTCTGTATTATTGCAATGATTCAAAGGATTGTTTTAAGCAAAGAGATGCTTGGGTTAATTGAAAGGGGTGTTGAGTTCAAATGAAATCAAAGAGTAGGACTGCTAGAATGGATGAAACACTGTTTACAGACTTATTTAAAGCTGGTGCTACAAGAATGGAAAAGAAGCTGAGTAGGTGTTCGCCCAGGGAAATGACAATGCCTAAAATATCAAACTTGGCAACTAGATGTCCAAGTTATAGAAAGTTGCTAGAAGAATTAACTAACTTACCGGAGAAACACAAATGAATAACAAAGGACAAATATGGGCTATAGCATTATTGATTGGTGGATTAATATTCCTAGTATTACTTGTGGCTGGGGCAACTATTGGATGGGGTGTTATTAAAACCACAACTGATGAAATATTCCCTGCGTTTAATGATATAGGAGAAGTTGCACCTGGAATAAATGTAAGCGAATATACAGAAACAGTATTAACCCCTATTGGTTCTATAATAAATAATATTGGTTTGATTATGGGTTTGATTTATATTGTTGGTATTGTTGGATTACTATCGCTATCTTTTGTGATGAGAGATAATCATAATGGTTGGGTTATAGCTTTATTTGTATTCTCAGTATTATTATTAATAATAACGTGCATAGCGGTTAGCCAATTCTATGAAGAGTTTTATGTTGGGCAAGATGAGTTGGGTATAAACCTCAGGGATGCTTCACTTGTATCTTATTTAATTATTTATAGCCCTGTTATAATGACAATAATTGCATTTATAGCTGGTATAATATTTTTTACCGGAAGCCCTGAAGGGAGGTTTAATGTATGAAAACTGAAAAAAACTCTTCGTATAAGCCATCCTCATCAATCTTTTTGATAGTGGTAGTATGTTTCATCCTTACGTTTTCAACACAAGTTAGTGGTTTTGATTGGAATGATAATATAACTTCTTATTATAAATTAGATAACAATGTTTTAACAGATATAGTTTCTTCAAATAATTTAACAAATTCTGGAACAACAAATTCCTCAGGGATATTAATAGATGGACGTAATTATGATGGTTCTGGTAATTCACTTTATGGAACAAGCGGTGTTCAGACAGGAGATTATTCTGCAAATGTTTGGTTTAAATCTACAACACAGCCTGGTTCAGAAGGTAGATTACTTTGTATCAATGGTGATACAGGGAAGGGGAATTGTATTGCTACATCTGCAAGTTATAGTTCAGATATAAGATTATTACAAGAAGGGATAGCTTGGGATACCTCAGGTGTTTTAGGATTATTTGATAACGCTTGGCATATGGCTACGTTAGTATGGGATGGAACTAATACACAAATGTATATTGATACTATTTGGAAAGAGAATATGACAGGGCAGGGTACTGTTGGTACGAAAACTGGGATAGGATATAATGTTGGATATACAAATGCTTGGAACGGAGATATTGATGAGGTTGGAATTTTTAATAAAATTCTAACACCTGATGAAATAATAGAACTTTATAATTCAAGTGATGCATTACCATATTCAGGTGGTGGATTAATAAAATTAATTTCTCCTGTAAATGATTCAACAATATCAGATATAGGTGCAAATTTTACAGTTAGTGGGGATGTTATTGGTGATTATAATGTAACAAATGTAACTTACTTTATATGGAATAATGATAGTTCTATACATAACCAAACTACAATATCTCTTTCTCCAAATAGAACATTTAACGAATCATTGTTTATCGACGAATTTGTTTTGGGAAATTATATTTGGAATGCAGAAATTTGTTATGAGAACTCTTCATTCAATAATTGTACGTTTGCACAAAATAATTTTACTTTTAATGTTGTTCCATTTAGTGTTTTAAACGAAGAGTTTTCCCCTAATGTATTAGAGGGTGATACTTCTAATTTTAATATAAATATATCAGTTATAACATTTGAGAGATTAACTAATGTTTTATTCGTTTATAATGGAACGTCTTACCCTACAACATTTACGGAATATGACGACGACGAATGGTTCGCAACAATAAATAAAAATATACAACAAGTTAATGGTACGGAAGTTGTGCCATTCTATTGGAGTGTTTCTTTAGAAAGCGGTTTTATACAAAATTCTACTACACAAAATCAAACTATATTTGAAATTAGTATTGATGATTGCTCAGTTTTTACTAATCAAATCTTTAATTTTACCATTGTAGATGAAACAACACAATTACAAATAGATGGAGTAACAGAAAATTCTTCTATAAAACTTGATATGAGATTTTCTTTTCCTGATAACTCTGAGGAAATAATACAATTTTCAAAAGAATATTCAAAAATAAATCCTGCTAGAGTTTGTATGAATAATTCTGTTGGTAATTCTACTTTAAGGATGGATGCAGTAATTGAATATACAGCAATAGATAAATTTGTGGAATTTTATAATGTTCAAAACTTTATTTTTGATAATTCTACTAGATCACAAAATATAACATTATATAACTTAGCAGAATCTGAAGGACAGGAATTTAAAATAACATATAAGGGGCAAGATTTTATACCAGTTTCTGATTTAATAGTTCAAGTCCAGAGAAAATATATTGAAGAAGGTGTTTTTAAAACTATAGAAATACCTATGAGTGGTACTAATGGTTTTACAATAGCACACTTAGTTCCAAACGATGTTATATATAATTTGTTTTTTATTAAAGATGGTGAACTATTAGATAGCTTTACTGAGGTAATAGCTAATTGCCAAAATCCTCTTATAACTTCATGTGAAATTAATTTGAATGCTTTAATTACAGGAACAGATTTATTTGATATAATTACAGAATCAGATTTCTTCTCATCTTTAACTTATGATAAAGATACAAGGGTTGTAAGTTCTACTTTTGGGATAATTAGTGGTGTTAGTAATATTGTACAGTTGAACGTAACACTCATAGATAATTTTGGTAATACCTCTGTATGTTCTGATTTATTAAATGCTGCAGGTGGAACTCTATTATGTACTATACCAGAATCATTTGGCAACTCTACAATATATGCGACGATTGCTTTAAATGGAGATATAAGAAGGGAAGGTTATATATTATTAAAAGATAATCCTAAGGATCAATATGGAGGAGTTTTAATCTTCTCATCTATTGTATTATTATTATTAATGTTCGGTATGGGTGTAAGTGATAATCCATTAATTACGGGTATATTTTTAATACTTGGAGCATTTTTGTTAATAGGATTAAACTTAGCATACTCAACATCTATTGTAGGGGCAGGGGCAACAATATTATGGTTTGTCGTAGCTGTTGTTGTTGTTATAATTAAAGGGAGTGGTAAAAGATAATGGCTGGATATTCAAGAATGATTATTGGAGCAGCATTAACAGGTATTTTTATTGTTTCTGTAATAATATTTATGACTCAATTTGCAATAGATAACGATTCAGATATTAGTTTAGCACAGGATTCAAGATATGCTAATTTAGAAACCGGCATAAAAAGCAACATCACAAAACTTTCAGGAGAATCTGAAACATCACAAGAAATATTATTTAAATCGACACTTGAAAGTGGTGACGAACATTCATCAACTGGTGCACAATTTAAAATAGGCCCATTAACTGCGATGAGTTTAGCTATCTCTTCATTTAATACTGGGTTCTTTATAATATTTGGTAGGGAATTTAGTTTTATTGCCATAACATTTGTAACAATGATAACTTTTATTATTGGATATTTCACAATTAAAGCATGGTTAGGGAGATCACCCGAATAGTATGGCAACATTTGAATTTCCAAATGGGACGACTCCAGATGAAGTATTAATAGGAACTGCGACGATAATACCTGCTTTGCCAATTATGATTTTATTTTTTACATGGATGTTAATTTTTCTTAGAGGATCTATAATGCAAAGTAAGAGATCCGGTTATGCAGATATGCCACAATGGGCTACACTAGCATCATTATCCTGTGTTTTATTAAGCTTGGTAATGACTACTAAAGCTGGGCTAATAACACTCCCTATCCTATTGATTGTAACTGGTGTTACAACCTTATCTGGTATATGGTTTTTTATGAGTAGAGGAAGGTTTGAGTAATGAAATACTCGGTTTTATTGCTAATCTTAATGATTGGTTTTTCTAGTGCTGGTGTTGATGGTATAATTGGTATAGATTTAAATTCACCCCCTATACCTTTTGATAATAATACAGCTTTTGTTAATGCATCAAATAATTGGATAACAAATATAGGTGCTCTAACAGGTGTTGATTCCACCCAGCACAACAACGTCGGAGGAATCTTAACTATTAGCGAAACATATTTGACATCTTTTGGAAATGCTTTGTGGTGTGCTTTAACCGGATGCACAATGGCCGGAGATATTGATATGGGTGGGAATGATATTATTAATGGTGGAGCATTTACATCAAATAATTTAACAATAAGTAATAATATTGATACAGACTTCTCACTATATCATGGAATTTTTGGAGAAGCTATTTTTACAAATGGATTAGCAGATTTGATTCTTGACGGTGGAAATACATATATTAATTTTTTAAACGGAAATAATTTCTTTGTTGGAACTATTGGCAATTTACAAACGAGTAAGTTCTATGGAACATTAGAAGTAATTGGTAATTCAATTTTCGATAATATAACTTCGAGTGGAATTATTAGTGCCAACGGGGCAATAACTTCTGCTGGTGGAGATATTTATGCTATAGCAGGAAACATAGAAACTAATATTGGTGATATTATATCTTGGGATGATTTGTTTGTCGGTGACGACGCAGACATAGGAGGAGATTTAGAAGTAAGTGGAAACTCTAATATAACTGGAAGTGTATCATCAACAGGATTAAGTGTAACAAATACTGCTGGAAGTTTTTTAATGGGTAGTGAAACAACAAGTGTAAATTATGCACCATTTGAAGTTCACCAAAATACAGATGCAAGTTATTGGACAGGATTATTTTATAATGATGTTTATTCTCCAACAGATTTTATTTTTAGTTATTATGGATATAACGACGGGAGATTTTCAATGGGGACAGAAGTAGCAACAGACTTAGCATTCTATACAAATGGATATTCGAATGAAAGAATGGTTATTGAAGCTGATGGTGATGTTAATTTTAAAGATAATGATATAACAACTACAGCAAATATAACAGCAGATTATTTTAATGGGAATTGGAATGGAAGTTCTAATTATTGGAAATCAGACGGTAGCTCGACTGCTACTGGGGATTGGGATATAGAAGGATATGGAATTTCTGGGAATTATTTTTATGGATTTATGGATGCGATTGCAGGGTCTCCAATATTATTTGTTACAGACGCAACAGATTTCACAGATTGGACAACGGGCACTCATTATAATTCTCTAATACAACCTGGGCTATTTAGCTTATATGATATTGTTGATGACACTACTACTATTGATTGGGAATTTGATTTAAAGAATAATGCACCAAACTTAAAATTATATCCAGAGACAGGCGATGGGATTTTTGAAATTGGAGCTAATGTTAATATGACCGAAGCTGTATATGTAGAAGAATTTGCTTGTATTGGAACTACTAAATATAATGATACTGGAATATTTTATGGAGGCTGTTAGATGAAAAAACAAATTATATATTTTTCTATTCTAATATTGTTAATTGGTATTCTACCTTTAATCTTTGGAAGTGATTTAGATTCAAATATTGGAGAAGATATATCTTCTAGTATAACATTAATTAGTAAGGATAGCAATAAAATAGTTTTTGATACCGATTGGAATAGTGCGAACATAGAACTTAAAGAAGATACCTTTTTATCTTCAAAATCTTATGATTTAGATTTTATAGAAGAGAAAGGAAAATATATTATTAAACCAACAACAAAAAGTGATTCATTAAAAGATTTCATTTATACTTTAAAAAGTGATTCGGATATAATTTTGCTTGAAGAAATTAATCCTGATTTTAAGACGCTATCCGCATATACTTATAAAAAGAATCCTAAGGATGAATGGAATGAATTCAGACAAATCTTCGATTTTGATAAAGAGTGTTTGATAAATTGCTCTTGGGATTTGAGCAAAGATAAGAAAACTTTAACTCTAAAATTTAAGCAAACTTTAGACGGAATGAATTTAGCTTATACAAATGTGACAGCCTGTTCTACTTTCGCAACAAGCAACCAAAATTATAAATTGAACGTAAGTGTTTCATCGACAGGAACTTGTATGACTTTTACTGGAGACAATATAATTCTTGATTGCGATGGATATGATATAACTTACGGAACAACTTATTCAAGTTCAAGATATGGAGTTTATATGGCGTATGGTTCTGATAGAAATACTTTGCAAAATTGTAATGTTAAGGCTGGAAATACTGGAAACAATAATTATCCCGTTTATTTAAGAGGGGATTATGAAAACATAAATAATAATAATGTTACTTCTGCCAACGGTGGAACTACCCAAAACGGAATTTATATGGTTGGTGTAATTCATACAAATATTACTGGAAATAATGTAACAACCTTCACGGGGGGGACTGATAATATAGAATGTTATTCAAGCTGTTCTTATAATAATTATATTAATAACACCTTGACGGGTATTTCAAATGGAATAAGTTTTCATACAAATAATAATAATAATCTGATAGAAAAAAATAACTTTTTCGGAATTGCTAACTCTATAAGTATCTACAACGGGGCAAGTAATAATATAGTTAAAAATAACAAAATTCAAGATGGTATTATACATTTTAATACTGGAACTCACAATGATAATATTATAAGAGATAATTGGATTAACACAACAGGAAACAGAAATCCAATAGTTTTTGGAGCCGCCCTTATTTCAAATAGAAATGATATAATAAATAATACTATCTACATTTCTTATAATGGACGAAGTGGGATACAGATTCAAGGGACAGGCTCGACTAATTCAAATAAAGATACCTCAGTTATTAACAATACAATTTATGGGATTAATACTGGAACGACTGGAATAGCAATATTTCCTAGAAGTGAAAACACTATTGTCGAGGGTAATAATGTTACAATGCTAAATACAAATAGCTATGGAATAAAACAATTTTGGAGAAACTATGCAGACCCAAATCATATTGTAAGATTCAATAATGTTTATTTGAATAATACTGGTGGGACTTGTTTTTCAGCCATTCCAAATTTTCAATATAGCGAAATGAATTGGAGTGGAAATTATTGTGAAACAAATCAGGCAGAAACGGTTTATTTTGAGGCGGCTTGTCAAAACGAAGGAGTTGAATGGACAATGGAAAACTTTATATTTAATAATACTGCTAAAGGTGTTGTAAGATATATGAGTGGGAGTTCAAGATTAGGATTGGATGATTCTATTTGTAACGGAGTTTGGGTTTATAAATATATTAGGGAGGTAAATTAAAATGAAAAAACAAATAATTGTTTTGATGGCAATAATGATGATTGGTGTAGCCGTTGCTGGAGTAACCCTTTTAGATAAAGCAACTTTTACCCCAAAACCAGTTGATACAAATACAAGACATGAAGGAGTAGTAACTTTTGATTGTGGTGGGAAAAGTATGCAATTATATTTAGATGAACCCGATATGAATATCGACGATGATTTTGAATATGAGGTAGCTAAACTTTGTGATAAGGAAGTAACTAATGCTAGAGATTGGACGGGTAGGGATTTTAAAGAGAAAGTTATTAATGGGAAGACTAAGAGAAGTTTTAACGAGACTAAGTTGAATGCTTTATATATTGCGGCCATCAAATAAAGAAGTAGAGAATTAAAAGGTTCTCATTCTTTATATAGTTGTTGTTGGATTTTTTTATTGTGTTACTATTATGTAGTTCTGGTAAAATATTATAAAGGATAGTTAATTGATTATATCACACCTTCGGGTGTTGGAATGCAATGGAAAAAGATATACAAAAAGCGGTGAAACAGAAAGCTAATTTCTACTATAGAGAGAAACTTAAATGTCATGTTAAAAAAGTTCCTACTGGTTTTGCTAATGGTATTATTCATTCTGAATTAGAGAACGAAACATTTTATTGGTTTGAGGATTTAAGAATCCAAGGGAAAAAGGAAAGGTTATTTCTCGACGAGATATTTGATATTAAAGATTATGAAGAAGAGGTGGGAGAATGAATATCCAATGTGATAAATGTGGTTTAGATATTACCTATACTAATAATTTTTATATGATTAATAATAATCTTTGGGAAAAATATAATAATGATGCTGATTTATTATGTATAAAGTGTTTAGAAAAAAATATGGGTAGAAAATTACAAGTTGGTGATCTAACTATATGCCCTGCAAATAAAGAGTTCTTAATAAATAAAATTCTTAATAAATTATATTGGATAAATATAAAATGAGTGACGCAAAATATATTTCTGTTATACATAAAGAAACACAAAAACTAGTTACTGCTTTTAAATTTGAAAACGATGCTACATGGATAGGAAGAGAAAAAGAAAAGTTGATTGCGACACCAGTATACTGTAATGAAGGTGAAGAGGTAGAGATGATTTTTGTTAAATCTTTTTCTAAGGCTAATGATAAAATCGTTCATGCATATTTTAGGTCTATGCCAAACCAACCCAAATTAAAAAGTAATATGAATGGAGAAAGTTATGGACATAAAAAGGCAAAAGAAAATGTTTATGCTGGGATATATTCTGGAGAAATAAAAATTGATAATGTTCCATTAAACAAGACGCTTGTTAAAGATATATTATTAGAATATAGAACAGTTGGTGAAGAATATGTAATTACAGATGTTATGGTTTTATTAAAGGAGTTTCATCCAAAATATGGCTTAGGATTATTTTTTGAGATACAATTAAGTAAACAGCACGATGATGAAACTATAGAAAGACATTATAGTAGAGTTATAGAGGGGTTTAGTGGGGTATGGTTTACCAAAGAAGATTTCACATCTAATTGGAAATTAAAATATGATAATATAGAAATTAAATCTCATAGAAAATTATTATCTGAGTTAGAGGAATATAAGGAAAATAATTTTATAAAAAGAATTAATAATTATGGTGAAGTTATAGATGCTAAACTTAATTTATTTGAGGATAATATAAATAAGGTTGTTAAACAGAGTAAAAATTCTATTAAGAAATATTCGGAGAATGAAATAAATTTAATAGATATAAACAATTCAAAATTAGAGGAATTAAAAAATATAGCAGACAATATAAATATATATTCAGTAAAAGAAACTTGTCAAAATGTTCTTAGTGAATTTGAAAATTCTATTCCACCAATAATTGAAAGATGTCGTGGGAGAGTAACAAATATAATAGAAGAAGAATTAAAAAATATTACAGTTAATTCTTTTGTAAAACAAAAATGTCCTCTTTGTAATAAGGGTATGAAGATAGGAAAAGCAAATGGTGGTTATAATGTTTTTTGGTATTGTGAGGATTATCCTTATTGTAATGGTAAAGTTAGAATAAAAAATAAAGAAGATGTGGTTGAAGAATGAAAATTAAAATATTAAAAAATTATGCTGGTGGGAAAGCTGGAGAGATAAAAGAGGCGAGTTTTCCAGGAGGGGATGAACAGGAATATATTGATAACGGATTTATTGAATTAATAAATGATAAAAAAATAAAAATATCATCGTCAGATGAAGTAATAAAAGAGTTAAAAAATATCTTAGGGTTGTCCCCTTTAGAAATAGATGATGCGTTAAAAATTTTATCTAAAAAAACTGGTAGAAAAATTACTCTTCTTAAAGAACAATTAAATTATTTTAAAAAACAAAAAAGAACTATTGAAGAAAATGAAAAGAAAAATTATCCTGTCGAAAATTTAACAGAAAAACTTGGGAATATGTTCGATAAAAAAGAATTAGCAGAACATATTATTGAAATACAACCCTGTTTATATGATAATTCTAGAAGTTGGTGGTTATGGAATTGGCCAGAAACAAAATGGGAAAGAGTAGATGAAACTGATATATTAAATGCAGTTGATAAACAAGCAACAATAAACACAATAAATTCTAAGGAAAAAAATGAGATGATTGAAGCTCTTAAACAAGTAAGTAGATTAAATATTCCGGCCCCAATAGGAAAATATACAGTTCAATTTGAAAATACTATAATGAATATTAAGACAGGGGAGCAATCAAGGGCAACACCACATCTATTTGTTACTAATCCAATACCATGGAAATTAAATGAAGATGGATTTTATGAAACTCCCATAATGGACAAAATATTTGAGGAATGGGTTGGGAAGGATCACGTTCAAACCTTATATGAAATATTAGCATATTGTTTAATTCCAGATTATCCTATCCATAGAATCTTTTGTTTTATTGGTGGTGGTATGAATGGTAAAAGTTGTTTCTTAAATTTACTCAGGAAATTTATTGGGGGCAGTAATTGCTGTTCAACAGAATTAGATACTTTATTACAAAGTAGATTTGAGGTTACCCGATTACATAAAAAATTAGTTTGTCAAATGGGAGAAACTAATTTTTCAGAAATGAATAAAACTTCTATCTTAAAGAAATTATCAGGTGGAGATTTAATAGGGTTTGAGTATAAAAATAAAGATCCTTTTGAAGAAATTAATTATGCTAAAATAATGATTGCTACTAATAATCTTCCAGCCACAAATGATAAAACTATTGGATTTTATAGAAGATGGATGATTATAGATTTTCCAAACCAATTTTCAGAAAAGAAAGATATATTATCTGAGATACCAGATGAGGAATATGAAGCACTAACTGTTAAATGTTCTTTAATATTAAAAGATTTATTAGAGAAAAGAGAATTTACTAATGAAGGTACAATTGAAGATAGAATGAAAAAATATGAGGATCATAGTAATCCTTTAGAAAAATTCCTTAAAGAATTTACAGAAGAAGACTCTGATGGTGTAGTATGGAAAAATGATTTTTCTAAAAAGTTAAACGAATGGTGTAAAGAAAATAGGTTTAGAGAAATTTCAGATGTAGTAATTGGTAGTAAAATGAAACAATTAGGGATTGAACAGAAATTAAAATATCTTCCATGGGATATAAATAAGAAGGGAAGGGCATGGGTTGGAATTAAATTTAAGGGTGAAATTATCAAATAGAACAGGTAGAACAAGAAGAACAGGCAAACCCCACTTACTTTCCATATGTAGAATTGAGTGGACATCACCTGTTCTAGTTGTTCTAGTTGTTCTAAATTACTAAAAAAGTTCGCACAATCCACTTCTCCACAGGAAACAGAGGTGTTAAAATGAATAATCCAACAAAAAACCAAAAAATCGAAGCAATCTCAATCGCAATAAATTTGGAATTAGATGTACTTCATACAGATTTAGAGGAAAATATTAAAAGAATAAAAATATTAACTAATGAATTGGTGAAGCTTACAAATGAGATTTAAAAAACCCTGCTTAGGCTGCGGCAAACTATTTAGACGAACCGGTAAATTCTCAAAGTTCTGTGAGGAATGTATAGATAAAAAAATGGAAAATAGAAAACACGCATATAAACAAAAGAAGATGAGATCAACACACAACTGCCCATACTTAAAATCAAACGGAATGAATTGTGTTCATAAACACAACAGCCCATTAACTTCCAGGAGAAAATTTAAATGTATTTATAACACCCCTCTCAAGTGTAGAGCATACTGCGAATGGTTAGATATGAGGAATACTACAACTTTAGATAAGAAAGTCGATTCTACCTTACTTAAAACGGCTAAGAACGGTATCTCAAAAGTTATCTCTACTATTATTCCTACAACTAAACTAAGGCAACGCCTAAACAATGGAAATTTAAAAGACAACTAACCCGTCTTTTTTTCATACCTCGGCACCTATGATAATCAATGTTTCATTGTATCGTGATTTGAGGTGCTTGTTGTAGGATGACATCTTCATGTTGTATCTGCGGAGGGTCTTGTAGTGGTAAGTTAAAAATAGAAGCACACAAAGGAATTGAATATATCTTTTGTACTCCTCATTTCAATATGTATGAGTTTGAGGGATTAAAGGAAGTTAGAAAAGCAATCAAGCTAAATAAGAATGGTGTCATTATTAAATGAACACACCAAATAGAAAGGTTTAAATAGTTAATATTACTAAATAAAATATGATAAAACAAATAAAACAATTCGGTGGGTCAGTAGTTATCATCCTCGATAAATCGACAAGAGAATACTTTGGTTTAGAAGTTGGTGATTTTGTTGATATAGCTGATATTGTAAATAAGGAGAAAAAAAATGGAAGGTAATGTTGATGTTGGGTTAGGTGTCGAAATCTTTGTAGGACAAGAAGGATTAATGACAATCAGAAATAACGAAGCAAAGATGGAGATGGTTGTATGAAAGTAATTGAATTATGCCAATACACATTAAAGAAATCCCTGGAAGATACTGGAGAATATTATGAACCTTATACAACCGCACAAGAGATTATTGATAATCTAAATAAAGGAGGTAAAACAAATGGAAGAAACTGAAACACAAAAAACTGACTGGTTAAAAGAAGAAGCTGAAACACTAAAAGAAAACGCTTTCGATGGCGAAAGAAAACCATCTTTAAAATTAGAAGAAAACAAAATAGTTACTATGATTATTGATTTTTCTGAAGCATTCCAAAAATGGGTAGATCCAGAATCAAATGCTGTTAAGAAAATTATACCAGTTAAAGTTGGCGAAGTTGAATTAGTTTGGTGGTTGAATACAAAGAATCCAATTTATGGAGAAATCATAAAAAAAGGATCAGAAGGCCAAACAGAATTTAAGGTAATGCAAACAGGCACAGCTAAGACAACTAAGTATAATCTTGTAGAAGAATAAACTCTCCACAGGGAAAAAGAATTATTTAACTCGCCCCCAGGTTTAGGGGATTCATACTCATAGAGAAAGGTTTTGTCACTACGGCAACTCTTTTTCCTTTCTCTTAGAGGATGTGGGGTTCGTGTCGTAACCTACCTCACATTTTATACTCATGGAACAACAAGAGATAATAGAAAGAAGCCCAATTTGTGATAGTTACGCTTGTATAGACAGAGGAAAATATGAAGCATGTTTTGATACTAAATATGAATGTCCGAGAAGTGAAAGATGAATTCGCCCTGTATTAATAATGCGAATAATAGTCAGCAGTGTAAAAAAGGTGAGGGAGTGCCGTTACAAAACTCACTGGAGTCACGAAGCAAAGTAGGGGAAGACAAAAAAACGGTTATGCCTATGGATGCGGATAATCACTCTGCTGACACCCTTACGGGTTATGTCCAAAGTCAGAAACTAAATTTAAATGGAGGTAAATAAAATAGTAAAAAAAGATTTAAACAAATTAAGCTTTGAAGACCTTAAAAAAGAACTAGAAACTTTAGATAAACAAAAAACTAAAGCAACGACTGAAACAAAAGGATTTTATCAATTAGGAGAACCCTATTTAATCCGAACAGTAACAATGATTTATACAGGAAGATTAATCAAATCAAGTGATAAAGAATTAGTTTTAGCTGAAGCTTGTTGGATTCCAGACACGGGTAGATGGCAAAGTGCATGTAAAAATGGAAGTTTTGATGAAGTAGAACCATATCCAAAAGATGCAGAAGTTATAATAAACAGAGAAGCTGTGTTAGACTTATTTAAAATAGACTTTAAACTCCCAACGGAGCAAAAATGAGTAACGCAATAATACTTCGTGTGTGTTATGATAAGTCATGGTCAGGGTCAAGGTCAGGGTCAAGGTCATGGTCAGGGTCATGGTCAGGGTCAGGGTCAGGGTCATGGTCAGGGTCAGGGTCAAGGTCAGGGTCAAGGTCATGGTCATGGTCAGGGTCAGGGTCAGGGTCAGGGTCAGGGTCATGGTCAAGGTCATGGTCAAGGTCAAGGTCAAATTAATATTATAGATTAGTCGGATATTTTTCTACCCACAAGTCTTCGGGCAAACACAAAATGGTAAAACAGATAAAAAAACAATTGGAAGAGAATACGACATTTGTCCACAATGCGTCGCAGGAGAAGTCACAATGAAGACCGTAGAACTATTCGCAGGAACAGGTAGTTTTAGTAAGGTTGCTAAGGAACTTGGATGCGAAACATTCACAGTAGACAATAATCCAAAGTTTAATTGTGATGTAACAGTAGACTTAAACAATGGATTAACTGAAGAGATTTGGAATAAAATAAGAGAGGCTGATGTTGTTTGGATGTCTCCACCATGTACTACTTTCAGTATGGCTGCGGGGAATACTCATTGGAACGCAGATCGATCTCCGAAAACGGATGCTGCAAGACTAGGTAAGGAGTTATTGGACTTTTGTTTGATGATTGCGAGATTTTGCAACAAGAACAATAAAATATTCTTCATAGAAAACCCAAGAGCAAGAGCTAGATGGTTCTTACCGACTGATTGCAGAAAAACCGCATGGTATTGCCAATACGGAGACACAAGAGCAAAACCTACAGACATATGGACTAACTTACCAGGATGGGAACCAAAGACATGTCATAACTTCCTAAAAGGACGAGCTAAACATTGCCATCACGAAGCAGCACCGAGAGGAAGCAAGACAGGAACACAGGGGTTAAAAGGAAATAAAGAAAGGTCAATAATACCTCCAGCATTATTCCATGAAATATTTTCGACGCTTAATCTAAAGAAGGGGTCGCAAGAATGAAATATGATATTTTAATGATAGATCCGCCATGGAAGAAATCTAAAGGTGGTTTAAGAAGTTGCAGTCCAAACCTAAGACGAATGGATAGATTAACAAAAGATAAAATCCTTAGCTGGATACAAAGAAATGAATTTGTAGAATATAAGGGTGGAAATTTAATTTATGCTGATGATTTAGAAGCATTCATAAATAAACTATATTCGCAATCTG